ATGAAAAGATCTGTGCTGAAAGAATGAAGACACTGATTAAAACCATTGATGAAATGAAAACACAACTCAAAGACATGAGTGTGGAAATCAAAGATTTGCGTGTGGACATGAGCAAAGGCAAAGGCGCTATCATGCTGTTGATTATATTGGGCGGAGTTATCGGCACACTGATCAGCATTGTTAAATTTTGGAGATGACCACCATTTGTAAGTGTTGTGCATTGCCCAATCACACTCTGCATTGGCATCAAACCGCAAAAGGTTTTGTGTGTGTAGGTTGCTACTACAATCGCAGAGCAGAACAATCCAAAATAGAATTGAAATATCCCAAAACACCCACCACTCACACCATTTGTGCTAAATAACAGCATCACTGCATAGGCAGGGAGTAGACTCAACTCAAACCAAGAGGTAATATAATGAACGCAGAAAACGCGGTAAAAGACTCTCAGAAAACTGTTCAATCTGAACCTACAAAGGTGCAACAACAGGCGGACAACCCAGACACAAATTCTAAAATGTTGACACAAGAAGAAGTCAACAAGATTGTGGCAGAACGTGTAGAACGAGAAAGATCCAAGTTCGAGAAGAAATTCGGAAACATAGATCCAGATCACTACAAACAACTGGTGGAAGAAGCTGAACAAAAACGCCAAGCTGAATTACAAAAGCGCGGGGAATTTGAAAAACTTTTGAAGGAGCAATCTGAAAAATTTTACAGTAAGATCCAACAATACGAATCAGAACTAACCACTATTAAAGTTGACGGCACATTGTTGTCGGCAGCATCTGAAAACAAAGCAATCAATCCACAACAAGTGGTAAGATTGTTGAAAGATCAGATCAAGCTGAACGAAGCAGGTGCAGTGGACGTTCTCGACAATCAAGGCAAGGTGAGATACGATGACAAGGGAAACCCTGTGCAAGTATCACAACTTGTGACAGAATTTCTGGATGCCAATCCACATTTCAAAGCAGCTGGGCCTCAAGGTTCTGGCACTGGCAATGCGGTGGGCAAACAGGCGTCAGTGGTTGAAACAGACATAACCAAACTAAACATGAACAACCCTGGTGATCGAGAACAATACAAACAAATTCTCAAAAGCAAGGGCGTTCGCATTTAACTTAAGGAGTTAAAATGGCAGATGAAGTAACAGCGTCGATTATATCAGAACTCTACGCAAATATAGTTCAGTCAGCAATTTACACGCTGAGTGAACAAACAGTAATAAGACCCCTAGTGGCCAATTATGATCTAAGCGGCACACCAGGATTAGTAGCACAAATACCAATCTTCCCAGCGGTATCAGCATCAGCAGTTAATGATAATGCTGATCTTTCAAACACAGCGTTCAACACCACAAAAGTTGACGTGACTTGTAGTGAAATTGGTGCTATGATCAAATTAACTGACTTAGGTAGAGAATCAGCAGCACAAGATGTTGCGGTTGCTATCGGAAGACAGTTAGGCGATGCAATGGCCAAAAAAGTTGACACAGACTTGGCAGCATTGTTTACTGGTTTCTCACAATCAGTGGGCACAGGCAACACAGAACTAACAGCAGACTTGTTTTTCAAAGCAGGTGCATTATTAAGAAATGCACAAGCTCCAGGACCACTTGTTGCTGTGATTCATCCTTATCAAGGATATCAACTAAGAAAAGTGCTTACAAACGCAGGCGCTAACGTGATCAACCACAATCTTTCAGACGTGGGTAATGAAGCGTTAAGATCTGGGTTTATTACTACTATAAATGGAATCAGCATATTTGAATCCACAGTGGTAACAGGAGCATCAGACGGTGCATTTGTGGGAGCAGTAATGAGCTCACAAGCACTTGCATACGTTCTAAAAAGAAATATGCGTATTGAAGAACAAAGAGATGCGTCATTTAGAGCTACAGAATATGTAGGTTCTATGGCGTACGGTGTATCAGAGTTAGTTGACACTTATGGTGTTAAATTGCTTGCTGATGCAAGAGTAACTAACTAATCCAATTAGTCAGTTGAATAAGAGAGGGCCTGCAAGGGCCCTTTCTTGTTTATAAAACTCCAGATAGATAAATAACAATCACAACTGGTTCACAGGCAGTACCTGTAACCCTACACAAGGAAGTACCTTATGGGCATAACCCTAGCGACTATAGAACACGTCAAGGAATACGAACCTGACATCTTAAATTACGGCATAGCTGATTTCACCAACGAACTATTGAAAGCACAAGAAGATGTGTTGAGAGATTTACGCATCAGATGGTGGCCCACACAACAAATAGGATTGTTTGATATCAAAGTTTTGGGCACTGGACAACAGGAACCTGACGAGGACCTATACAACACAGCTCAATTTAGAAGAGCAACTGCCTATCAAGCATTGGGGTTTCACATCTATCCCAAACTGGCCAAGTTTGAACCAGACCTAGATTTATTTGAACGCAAAATGGAATTCTATCGCAAAGAGTATGAGAGAGAATTTGATTTGGTGTTGAGAGACGGAGTGGAGTATGATTTGGACAGTTCGGGCACAGTGACAGATTCCGAAAGACAAACTGAATCATTCCTACGCCTCAAAAGGTAAGGCATGAGCAACAGAGAAGATATCACAGTCAATATCATACAGGTGTTGTCAGACATGACACCACCCAGACCTGCATTCATCACACGCGAACCATTTGATGTGAACAAATTGGCCATCACACAGTTTCCAGCTGTGCTGATCACCACTGGCAATGAAACACGCACAGACATCAGCATGGGTGGAGCAAGACGTGGTGTGATAGAAGTGAACATCAGAGGTTTTGTGAGATCTGATGGCAGAGTGGGACAGATACAGACCGTGGATCAAAAACGCAACGAAATGATCGAACGCATAGAAGAAACTCTCAACACTGCAAGAAACAGAGAATTGGGAGCAACCAGAGCAGCAACCACACTGGTGCGATCAGTAGAAATTATAGAAAGGACTCCGCCATTGGGTGAGTTTTTGATTATTGCTGAAGTGCAATACTCATTCACCATCAGCGCAGTTTAAACAATGAAGATATTTTTTTCACAACCAAAAGAAAAAAATTCAGTGCCTCAGAGCAAGCGATTACAATTGCAGGCCACAGGCATACTGATTAAGGATTGGCGCAATGTAGAATTGCGTCAAGTAAACAACAACATTAAACCCAAGGAGTAACCAAATGGCAACATTAACAGGACAATTAGGCCAAGTGAAAATCGGAAACGATTCAGCAGGCGCAGAAACGGCCATAGCAGAAATCAGATCATGGACAGTGGAAGTAACCAAAGAAGTGATTGAAAACACAGCTATGGGAGATGTTTCAAGAACTTACTTGCAAGGTCTGCAAGACTTTACAGGATCTATGGAAGTGATCTATGACACGCTGCACACCACAGCAACCAAAGCATTTTCACCAGAAAGCAATGACGACTTGTTTGTGGACTTTATTACCAGTTCAGCAGCAGGCAGTCAAAAGTTTTCAGGACAAGTGATTGTGACATCAGTGTCAAGAACAGCAAGTTATGATGACTTGATTACTGCCACAGTGAACTTCCAAGGCACAGGCGGCATAACAGTAGGCACAGTATAATAAGGCACAGGAGCAACCAGACTATGTTGAATGTAAAAATAACAAATGGTCCCAAGGCAGTGCAAGATCTTCAAAGAGATTTGGAGAAATACACTGCCCAGGTTGCTCAAACTTTCTATGAAGAAATCAAACGGGCCACACCCATAGACAAAGGCAGAGCAAGACGCGGATGGAACTTATACCGCAAACAAAAAGTATGGCATGTGAATAATCGTGTGCCATATATTAATGTTCTTGAAGAAGGACACAGTAAACAAGCACCTAATGGTATGATTGAACCTGCCATTAGACAAACTATGAGGAGAACCAAATGAGTATATTAGACAATGCCAAAGGGCATTTTAAAGAAAGATTAGCAGGCGGATTGAAAAAGATCACTGTGGATGAATGGAAGACAGATATCTATTACAAAACCGCTTATCCTTTTGCAGTGGAAAGCAGAATCATTCAATTGCAACAGGAAGGTAAAACTGTGGAAGCATTGGTGGAAACCATCATTGCCAAAGCATTGGATCCAGAAGGCAAACCCATGTTCAATAAATTTGACAAGTTCACATTTATGAATGAGGTTGATCCCAATGTGATCTTAAGAGTGTGTGGCGCCTTAAACGCTGCTCCGGAGTCGGTTGAGGCAATCTCAAAAAACTCCTAGAGGACACTGAACTGCTCTTGATCTGTCGGATTGCGGACAGGTTGGGCAAAAGCATTGAAGAAGTTATGAACTTCAGTGTCCTAGAATTGAGCACGTGGAGCGCTTATTACAAATGGGAGTATGATCTGGAGAAAAAAAGATCAGACTCTATGAGTACAAAGAGAAGAAGATAAATGGCACCGAACACAACTACTATAAATGTAGAAGTTAAGGATAATGCCTCCAAGGTGTTGCGAGACATTGGTGGCAGTCTTGGTACCATTGGTAAATTGGCAGGAGTGGCATTTGGAGTAAAAGAAATTGCTCAAGCATTAAACAGTTATCAAGAATTTAATATTAGAGTAAAAAATGCCACCAGCAGTGTGCAAGAATTCACAGCAGTGCAAGGTGCTCTAACCAGTGTTGCCATAAAAAATTATTCTTCATTAAGCAACACTGCTGATTTGTATGCTAGATTAAAATTAACCACAGGCGATTATAATGTAACTCAAAATGATTTAATTAAATTAACTGATACTATCACTGCAAGTTTTAAAATTAATGGCGTTAGTGCTCAAAATCAGGCCAGCATCATAGACAATCTTGGCAAATCATTTCTCAAAGGAACCATTGATGGCAGAGACTTTAATCAATTGTTGGCCACTGCTCCAGATATTCTGCAAAGATATGCTAAGGCCACAGGACTAACCATTAATCAATTGCAAAAATTAGCACAAGAAGGCAGATTGTCTTCTGAAGGATTGATTCAAGCATTGCAAAACACTGCTGCTCAAGCTGCTGCCACAGCAAGAAGTCAAGATGTCACATTAGGACAAAGTTTATCCAATCTAAGCACACAATTTGTTTTAACCATAGGCAAGATTAATGAGGCCACAGGATTCACTCGAGGGTTGTCCATAATATTGGATGGTTTAAGCAAAAATATCGATGCTGTGATTGTGGGTTTAGGAGTATTTTTTACAGTGTTGGCAGTGGGCAAAATTGTTGCTATAACCACAGCAGTTGGAGGTTTGACTGCAGCATTTGTAGGTTTGAGAGTGGCAATTCAATCTATACCAGGCATAGGCATAGTGGCCACTTTGTTGAGTGTGGCAGCTGTGGAAGGTTACAGAATTTATGAAAATCTTACAAAAGTAGATACAATTTCCAACGCCATTGCTGACAACTGGATGGATTATCTTGAAACTGGTCAGGCAGTGAATGCTGTGCAAGCGGGCACTTTGAGCAATGCTGAAAAATATCTACAGCAAATAAGAAATTCATATGAAACCAATCAAAGACTCAAAGACATTGAACAAGCAAGATTGGCGTTAGGTAAAGATTTTTTAGAAAATGAACAAAAAATTAACGCTGAATTAGATAAAAAATATTTAAAAGAAGCAGAACGTGCATTGCCTGGTATTGCCAAACAAGTGGGTGGCACTCTTGCAGATAAATTTCCAGAAGTGGAAGCAGAAAGATTAAAACAAGAGCAATTACGAATTTTAAAAGAAAATGGTATAATTTCTGAACAGGATTATCAAACAGCAATAGGCGTTATTAAGGCCAATGCTGCTAGAGCAAATTTGGAAAGGCAGAAGCAAGAAGTTAACGACGCTTTAAAAATGATCACGGAAGGCAATGCCAGCAAAGCTGACATTGAAAAATTAAGTCAAGAACAAAAAATTCAAGTATTATATCAAGGTGGCAAGGATGCATTAAACGCACTGGCACAATTCAACGAAAAAGCATTCAAAATTGCCAAAGCATTGGCCATCGCAGAATCATTGCAAAACACTTACAGAGCTGTGAGCAATGCATTGGCCACTTTTCCATTTCCATTAAACATTGCCATTGCTGGTATTATGGCCGCTCGAGGTTACGCAGAAGTTCAAAAGATCAGAGGCACACAATACACAGGTGCCAGACGTCAAGGTGGATTGGTGGGAGAAAATCAATCATACCTCGTTGGGGAAGATGGACCAGAAATGTTCACTCCTAGCTCATCAGGCAGAATCACACCCAATGATCAAATGAGTCAAGGTGTCACAGTGAACTTCAACATCAGCACAGTGGATGCAGATGGTTTTGATGAAATCTTGATCAATCGCAGAAGCACCATAGTGGGCATAATTAATGAAGCAACCAACAAGCGTGGTAGAGTAGGAGTCACACAATAATGGCCAACATAGGATATCTTAACGGAGTATCGGCCACACTGGCCACAGACATAGGATTCACAGCAGTGAATTTTCAACAGCGCAACATTACTAAAATCACACAGACTCAAAGTGGCAGATCAGTGCGCACCAGCAACGCCACCACACTGTGGGCAGGCACACTGCAATTCGTGCCAGGCACACAGGCAGAATACAGACCCATTCAAGCATTCTTTGCCAAAGCACGCGGACCTCTCAATGATTTCTATGTGCAGATACCAGGTGTGAGCAATTTTATTGGCATTGATGGTGTAAACACATTACAATTGAATCTTTTAGCGTCGGTGGGTGCTACTTCTCTCAGCGTAAACCGCATCAGTGGCAGCAACTCTGTGATCAAAGCAGGCAATGTGATTCAACTTGCTGGTCATGACAAAGTGTACATGGTGGTGGCAGATGTCACTGTCACTTCAGGTGTGAGCACATTCACCATAGAACCGCCCATTGTGACACAAACTTCTCCAGGTGCTACCATAACCTACAAGGATGTGTATTTTAAAATGTTTGCCACCAGCGATTTACAAGAATACCAATACACCAATGATGGATTGGTAGCATACAGAGTGGATGTACAGGAGACTATCTAATGGTAAGGAATCTTACCACAGATCAAAATGTTTATCTTGCTGGCAACAGCATTATCAGTATACTATTGATAGACATAGGCATGTCTAATGGTAGTACCACTAGATACACTGACGCTCCTTACAATATTACTTTTAATTCTAACACTTATACTGCTCAAGGAGTTTTTTTAGGCGTCAGCGAAACTGAAGAAAATGCCGATGTGCAAATTGTTAGTGCCACTATCACACTCAGTGCGTTAGACACCAGTTATGTGACTTCATTTGCCACCAGTGCACAAATCAATCAGTTGGTGACCATTCGCAGAGCATTCATAAATTTTAGCACCAATCAACTGATAGGTGATTCTGCAGGTGAAAATGCCATCACTATATTCAGAGGAAGAATTAGCGGTTACAGTGTGAACAACAATGTGAACACAGCAGAAATAACTCTACAGGTCAGCAGTCAGTTTATTAACTTTGACAAACGATCAGGTCGCAGAACCAATCTAGGTAATTTTCAAGTGGAACATCCTCAGGACAACAGCATGGAATTCAGTGCAGTGAGTCTCAAAGATATTAGATGGGGTAGAGTCTAATGATACACGACATAAGAGTATTACAACCCAAAGAAATTAACAAATTGATGCCCATCATACATGCACATGGTCGCAGTGCTGAATTAGACACCCACGACCCGCTGGATGAAAAAGTTTGTTTTGATAGACTGAGAGAAGCAATGATTGATCCTAATTTTAGAATATTTGTGTGCGAACAAGATCAGCAGATGGTGGCCTATGCTGTGGCACAACTCAGCAAAAAATTATACAATGACATAGTGGTAGGACACATTGTGATGTTCTTTGTGCTGCCTGAAGCACGCAGCAAAACACTTTCAGATCAATTGTGGGAGGTGTGCGAAGATTTTTTTTATTCATCTGGCGCCAACAGCATGGAGGCCGCTTGTGTGGCACACACAGCTGAATTCAAACCCACTGTGAAGTTTTTGGACAGAGCACAATCATTCTATCGCAGCAAAGGTGCTGAATGTGTGGGTTACATTCACATGAAAGGATTGGCATAATGGGCAGACAGATCAGAAGAATTACCAATCCCATTGTGAGAGCTTTTAAAAAAGTGGTTTCATTTGTGGGAGACTTTTTTGGATTCAACATCAAACCTATGGGAGCACCTGATGTGGGTGGTGCAGAACAAGAACAAGGAGTTTTGTTGAACAAATCAGGCACCAATGAACAGATACCTGTGATCTATGGTTATAGACGTGTGGGTGGCACAGTGATATTTGTGGAAACCAATGGCACCAACAACAGTTATTTGTATGTGTGTTATGTGGTATGCGAAGGAGAAATTGCTGGCATAAAAAAAATATTAATAGATGATGAAGCACTGCCACAACCCGCCGCAGGCACCTATGCAGTGGGCACAATCATTGATGTGACTGAAGGCAAATATGCAGGTCGTTGTCAATTGCAGGTGTTCTCAGGCACAGAAAATCAATCACAAAGTTCATTGCTGAATCAAACACCCAGTTGGCCCACAAAATCTAGAACTTTGCCAGGTGTGGCCTATGTGGCCATGAGATTTGAATGGCGCACCATCACCACACAAGCAGAAGCAGATGCCAATCCTTATCAAGGTGGAGTGCCCACTGTGCAATTTGATGTGTGTGGCAAAAAAGTTTTTGATGTGACCACTCACACCACAGGCGCTCAATTGAGCAATACCTATGCCAATTTAACAAAGACCTACACAGGAGTGGAAGGCACCAATCCTGCCAATTGTTTGCTGGATTACATGATGAATACCAGATATGGTTGTGGCATCAGCAGAGATGAGATTGATGCAGACAGTTTTAAAATTGCTGCCAACAAATACAATCAATCAGTGACGTATTACAAAGAAGGATTAACATTGTATCCTGGAGCTGCCATGACCTGCTGTGCTGTGATCGACACTAGACAAAAATTAATTGACAATGTCAAAGTGCTAGTGGGCGGATGTCGCGGCATGATGCCATATGTGCAGGGCAGATACAAATTGATTGTGGAAGATGGTGGCAATGCCACAGATATCACCAGTGCCACCATCAACATAGCTTATGATGTGGACAAATCAGAAATTGTGGGAGGCATCACACTCACAGGTGAAACCAAAGGCACCAAATACAATCAAGTGATTGTGAACTATGTGGATCCTAATATAGACTTCACTGTGCAACAAGCTGTGTATCGTGTGTCAGGAGATTTGACAGTGGATCAAGATGAAGAACTCACAGGTGAATTCACATTTGGTACCATCAGCAGTCCATACATAGCAAAATTTATGGCGGAAAGTATCTACAAGAAAAGCAGAAATCAATCTGGCATAGAATTAACTGCCACACAAGAATTAATGGATGTGATACCAGGTGATATCATACGCATCACAGACACAGTGCTGAATCTCAGCAACAAAACATTTAGAGTGGTGAATATGAAATTGAATGTGGACGGCACAATCAGCATGAGTTGCACTGAACATGTGGCCACCAATTATCCCTATGTGCCAGGTCCGCAGATAGACATACCACCACCCATCTATTTGCCAGAAAATCCACCACCGCCTAGAGGTGATCCTATTATTGTGCCACCACCACCGGACCAACCGCCACCACCGCCACCACCGCCACCTATCAGATACATTCAAGGTTGGGTAACTAGAACTGTTGGCGATCCTGGTGGTTTGTTTGAACAAACTGCTTTAAATCCTACTTTTCGAAGAAAAAGTCCATCCAGTGATTGGTTGAGTCAATATTCACAAGGAACATTTACATTTGTAAAAAATGGAGATGGTACTGCTGCGGGATACCCATTCTATGGAGCAAGAACCACATCATTGCAATTTAGACAACCCATATCCACATTGGTCAATCGTCTTACCATTCAAGTGTTCAAAGGCAACACACTGTTGGTTCTCAAATCATTACCATACGCATATTTTCCTCAAGGTAACCCAATTCAAGAACCTATAGTACTGGCCAAAGGTTACAGATACAAAATAAGATACATGGGAGACACAGAATTTAGAATTGGCGGAGATTTGGGCCTTGCACCAATTAATTTTCCAGGATACACCTACAGCATTGCTGGCAGTCCTCCCATCACCGATTACAGCATTGAAGGTTATATCAATTTCATTGTGGACACCAATCCCAATGTGCCTGCCACAGGCGGCAGTCAAAGTTTAGGAGGTTAGAATGCCAGGCACAGGATATTACGACCAATACAGCAACACCTACAACAGTTTGGGCACACAAACTTGGAGCAGTTATGCCACATGGACTGCATTCACACAATGGCAGGGCACACCCAGCAGCACACTCACTTACACCACCATTGTGCAGGACACAGGCACAGTGGATTGGTTTAATTTGCTTACTGAAGTGCAGGCCAGTCTTCCTGTGACCACAGTGATTCGTGCAGGCACTGCTGTGGACAGCGCAGGAGCAATTGTGACTCCAACCACTACCACCATCTACCCCAACACCGCTACTGTATCCTCTGTGTATGGCAGATATTTTGAAGTGGATATCACCCTCACACAAGACAGCGCAGGTCAAACAGCACCTGTTATTGAATCTGTGGACTTGCGTTTCAACAATCGTTCTGAAACCATCAGCAAAGCAGACATCAACACCAGCACACTTTCTGGTTCTGTGGGGCAGCGCAATCTCACATTTGATATCAATGTGGGCAAGATCAAAAACATACTCACACAAGCACACACTCAAAGTTTGGGAGATTCAGCACAGGATTCAGAAGTGCCCATAGTGCTGGTGGACAAAAGCAGCACACCAGTGGTGTTAAATATATTTGACGCAGACAGCTACGGCAAAAGAAAAAGAATAGACTGCAGACTGGATGTGCAGGCACAATATTTGCCACTGGTCAGCAGTGACATCAACGGCAACATAAGGGAGATATAACATGACTTGGCCCAACATATTACCCAACAGTGCTGCATTTGATGCAGATGCAGATTCCGTAGCGGCCAGCAGACCTGAACTCAAGAAGATGTCAGATGCTGTGAACACTATGGCCAGCAATGTGTACACTGCTGGTAGTACCACAGGCACCATCACACCAGATGTGGCCAATGGAGAAATACAGCGCATCACACTCACAGGCAACATCACTATGAATGCTTTTGCCAATCCAGTGGCAGGTCAGCGTCTCACTATGATATTCAAACAACCTGCAGCAGGCAGCACATTTGATCTTACCAGCAACATGCTGTGGGAGAATGGTGCAGAAAGTCTCACACAGATCAACGGCGCTGTGGACACTGCTGACATACTGTTTGATGGCACTAATTATTTTGCTGAGATGAGATTTGCACATGGTTCGGTAGAAGTGTATAGAGCAGACTTTGACATTGTAGGAGATGATTCTTCCGGCAGCACATTTCAACTAGGCAACACTCTGCAATTTACTGGCAGCAATGGTGCCACAGTGAGTGTGGTGAATGATGTGGTTACCATATCAGGTGCCACAGGATTGACCAATCCTTTGAATGCAGATTTTGATGTGAATAATTTTGCCATCGTGAACAACGTGGCAAATGGGCACATCACCCTTACACCCAACGGCACCGGTGATGTGAGATTGAACACAGACACTGTGAGAGTAGGTGACAGCAATGCTGATGTAACCATTACCACAAATGGCACTGCGGATTTAATATTGAACACCAACAACGGCAGCAACAGTTCCAGCATTACCATTGAACAAGGCACTGGCATAGCAGATGCTGACATCATTCTGGCCACTGCCTACAGCGGCACCTACAATTCTATACGTTTGCAATCAGATGTTACAAGATTTGGAGCACCTTTGAATATTCAATCCAGTTCTGGAGAACCCACGCTGTTGATCAATCAAGGCAATGGCGATTTGATTATTGGCAATCAAAATGATCCCAATCAATTTGTGTTCAGCAAACAATACATAAGATTTCAATACCCCACCAATCTTGATGCACAAAACATAGACATTGTTGCTTCCAGCACTACATTTGGACAAATCAATCTCAAAGCGCAAACTGTGCTGATTGGCAACAACGGCAGCATCAATCAATTGGCCAGCAATATTACCACACAATTGTTGTTGAATTCACAAAGAGGTCCAATGTTGTTGACAGCACCAGACAGTGGCAACAGCAATTTACATCAATTGCATTTTGCTCACGGCAACAGTTCTGCCACACAAGTGAGACTGACCACTCCCACTTCACACACCACAGCAAAAATGGTTTTAAGTGTGCAGGAGGCAGCACCCAACGGAGACGGCAGTATCACCATAGATCCTGCTACCAACGGCGACATCAGCATCAATACCAAAGGCACGGGGGCCATTGTGTGTTTTGACAAAGTGTTGCGTCAGGTGGAATTCAAAGACTACGCTGAAACTGTGTACAATCAGGGCAATGTCACAGGTTCATTCTCTATCACAGTGAGCAACGGCAACACACAGCGCATGAGATTGACCGGCAACATCACATTCACAGGATTCACAGATGCACGTGAAGGTCAGACAGTCACGCTGCTGATCACACAGGATGGCACAGGCAACAGAACATTCACAGAGGGATTGGATTCAGCTGGACGTATGTTGTTTGCAGGTGGTGTGAGCACACTCAGCACAGCGGCCAACAGCACCGACATCATGACCATTAGTTTTATTGCAGGTACCTATTTTGCCAGCATTAACAAAGGATATGTATAATGTTAGGTGCTGCTAAACAAACCTCATTGGGACGAGTGCAAACCGAAAACAATGCCTATGTGAACGCAGGATATGTGGATGCAGATTATGTTCAAGACACCAATTAAAATGCCTAGTACAGTCACAAAAACACTGATTTTTAGGGCAAAATATTCATTATGCGGCACTTGTGTTCCAAGTGCCATAAATATCAAACAAAAGGAGTAAATCATGGCCTGGGCCACAGCAGCAAACATTATCACTACCAATTTGGACTCCAACACAGATTCACCTGCAGCAGCACGTGTGAACATCAAAGCAGCACTGGATGAACTGGTGATTGTGATCAACGGCCGTGGACAAGTGAGTGGTGTGGCACCATTGAATGCCAGCACCAAAATTGATGCTACCTATTTGCCAGACGAAATCAACAGCAGCACCAGCACAGCATTGACACTGGATCCTGCCACAGGCAAAGTGTTGTTGGAAGAAATATTGAATTTGAAACCACAAACTGTGAGTCAATTGAATGCACGCACAGATCGTGTGCAAGGCGATGTGGCATTCTGCTCCAATGGAGATTCTGGCACAGAATGTTTAGCAGTGTGTGTGATTGAAGATTCCAGCGCAGGTGGCACACCAGTTTGGAAACGCATTGCAATTACCACTGCAATATCTGCCACATAAGCATGCCCACAAAGAAATTTTGTGAAAAGACTCGACGCCGAGGTGTAATTAAACGTCGTGGTTTGAGAAGCAAATACAATCCTGACATCATCACTCTGCAGCAGGCACACGAATGGCCCTGCTGTGCCAATTGTGACAATACCGAATACAGATTCAGAACCATCAGACCCCATGATCGCTACATGAATCTGCCTGTGAGTGATTGGGCCTATGTGATGAATTGTGCAGTGTGCGGATACGTGATCGGTCGTATCATGCGACCAAACACAGTGAGCAAATAAAAACTCATCATAAATATTTGAGGGCATCAGGTTAGTGATAAGCTGTCACCTCATCACCTAGTCTCCCGGTGCCCTTTAAACATTTTGGCAAACCTCAGTGTTGCTTTCTTACTCAAACTCACATACAATTGAATTGATTTGTTTTGGATCAACAAGTCATATATGATGCTGAACAGCAGTGAGTTATACCAAGGTAGAAGAACACTGCTGTTCACAACTCACACACACACACTCTAATCCACATATATACACAGTAGGCAATGGTAGGCAATTCATACATTCAGTCACAACCCAACACACAAAGAGTTTAGATCACCCTCTGATTGATCAGCTATGGTTGTACAGCGACACAGTTAAGCAAGGACTGTATAAACAAATGAGCAGTGATGCAGAACGATTTTGGAAACTTTTGTCGTTCTGGTTCGCACACTGGTAGTGTCAACTCACCTGACTGTGTGTGGATGGAAGTGGTCTACCTTAACAGGTTGTCAAGATATGCAAACCCTTTGACGTGATAGATTGATGTTGTGAGTCTCTTAAGCAAGTGAACTGTTTGGTATTATTTTACTAAAAGTTCTCTTGTTTCAAAGGAGAGAGAAGAAGAACAAAAAGAAAAACATGAACTTCTTGTAAAGAAGTGAGTGATACGAACGCGAGTTCGTATCCATTCCATCACACACCATTCTGAATGATGCCAAAATTATAAATATTCAGTGTGAGTGTCTCCTCCGGCATATACCGCTCACACACGCTAATCTTTTCGCATTCGTTCTATCTGATCTGACACTGATTTTAATTGTGCAGCACGATCTTGCAATTGTTGCACACACTGCACACAGCGATTCTCCACTCTTTCATTTTGAGGCACAGCATAGCGAGCACAATCCACACAGTGCCAATACCCCTCTCTAGGTCTATCTTCTGAATAGTCTGTGGTGTAAAATTCACTCAGTGCAATGTGCAGTATCAAATCTTTTGTTTCTGGTATCAGATAGATCTCATCACCCTCCTCATCATCTTCCCAATCATATTCTTTGTGATCATAGTATGGCGCCAACTGTGGATAGCGCTCAATCCACTTGGCACTCTGTGCTTCTGTGAGTCTGTAGAATCTACCTGCCATGTGCTTTGATTTTTTGAATGTCCAAGGTGTCAATCACACACTGTGGAGTTATTGCCTGTTTTAATTCCACACAATGAGCACACTCTCTTTTTTCAGTGTAGCAAGGAGTCTGTGCGTGTGCCGCAATCAAATTCTTTTGTCCCACATAACCCAATGCTCCACGAGTTGGAGTGGCATAAGGTGATGTGCAGGTGCCCCAAATCACTGTGCAAGGTGTGCCCCAAGCAGCAGCAATGTGATGTGCTGCACCGTCAGTGGTGATCACCCAAGCAGCTGTGCGTATGCAGGCCATCACCTTTCTGATTGAATCTGTTTCGATATTGCAGGCAGGATAATAGGTGTCCATGCGTGTCACAGGTTTTAATCTCACAGTGACGATGCCCAGCTGTGACAACTGCAGTGCCAACTCTTGCCAATAGGGATCATGCCAATGTTTGTTGTTGTGATGTATGCCCATGTGTTTGGCATCAGGGTTGATGATCACATAAGGTCCCTTAGGCATGTGATCCTGTGCCCACGCAATTTCTGCTGTGGTGAGAAAGATTTGTGCTGGCCTGGGTCGGTATGTAGGATCGTACTGATAGGGTCTTCGGCCATGGGGTTTTTCTTCCAGATTGACTCCCCCCACAGGATCAATGCAGGGTTGATTGTGATATGCCTCTCGCAACCACAAGCTTCTGCCCCAAGCATAAGTGCTGCCTCGGTGCGTGGGTCTCACTGGCCGACCTGTGCGTGCAAACTGTTGTTGTGCTTGTGCCAACCACATGAGATCGTCGCCTATGCCCATCTTCTCACTCCTTGCAGCATCACTCTCACTCGCTCACCGTACTGTGCGTCAGGTTCTCTCAAGGTCTGTGTGACTTTGACATCCAACCATTCTTGAAACAATTCCTGCCATTGCACTGGTGTCAGCAAGGTCACATGAGCATTTTTACCTGTGCTGAGTATTTTCTTTGCGGGTGTGGTGTCAATGATGTGACAGTGACGCGTGGGTCTATCCACACGACTGTAAGAGTCTATTTCGGCCCAATGAGTGCGAATCGCCTCCATAGGTATGTGTTCCCACACATCTGATGTGTATATGCCCAAGTAGGCATTGCTCAAGGGTGTGGCGGTGTGTGCAGGATGTGATGGATCCCAGCAGTCTATGGTTAAACTGGTGTAGTCACGCAACCAGGCAGCTGTGCCGCCCGCACCTGCACCCCAATCCAGTATGCGTGTGCGTGGTGGCAGTGCAGCAATCCACGGCAGCATCTGTGGCCATGCTTTGCCAGGACCTGCTCCAGGAAACTGCTGATGAAAATTATTCTTTCGCTTGGGTGTCACGGTATTCATATGCGTATTCACCCACTTCTGTTTCGGTGGTGGTCCAACGGGGTTCGTCCTCCACACTCCAGGTGTGAGTATTAACTAATCGGTTAATCACAGGTGGTTTGCTCCAGTCCACTCCCATGTTGCTGTCAAAGAATCTGCATCTGTTGTTGGGTTGGATGGCATAGTTGCCGTTGTCCTGTGCAATCACGTGACCACACTTGTGTTGGTCGGGTCGGCCTGCATAACCATAATTCAATTCATTGAAATCACCTTCTGTCCAGTCAATGGTAAACAGATACTTGCCTTCTTGTTTCTGTTTGCTGCGAGTGGTGAATTGAACCTTAGCACCTGACAATTGATGATAGGTGGTCACTGCCACATTGTATGAAAATGAATCCCACAGCACCAATTCACCCAAAGGTTGTTCCTTTACTCCTTCTGATTGGCAGAATGCTGAAATTGGCAAGCGACTATACACCCCTCCATCATCCAAAAGAGCGTGAAACAAAGGTGCTTGTTTGGGTTGACTGCACACAGCAAACACCACACACCAGAAGTATTTGTCATGTGAATCGCGCTGGTCCCTCAAGTGATTGCCACGTATGTAGCACTCTATTAGCGGTATATTTGCGTTGAGATACATAGGATAGAATTACGCATGCATCAGCTAGGAAACATATGGCAAGATAGGTTTGGACTGATGCACGCTGAATATTTATCAGTGATGGGAATAATCACACCATTTGTGACTGAATGCAAAGGTGTGTGGATAAAGTGGGCAGTGTGGCGGAAATCAGTGGCAGAACTGTGGGAAACCATATGAGTGCGGTGTGATAATGACTGTGAGTTGGGCAGGATAGACATGGGTTCACACAGGATTGAATTGGCAATATGTGTGTGAATGATATATTTATGCTGACAAGGTTTTGGTTCTAAATGTGATCAAACCACTGCCTCACCCTTTCTCAACCCCCCTCTCAATGGTTCTCTATGGTGTGAATCACCCAGATTCATTCAATTTCAACCCCCCAAGACCAGTCTAAATTACTCCTGGATAATCATCAATGGTCATCAATGGTGGTGTTACCGTGCGGAGTATACCCTATCGCCTATGATTCTGTATTGTGCCCCGTGTGTCTTCAAGAATTGATCCGCATAGTTGTATCCCATAGGATTACTGCCACACTGACTCAGGGAGCATAACAACCAAATCAATGTGACAGTGCGCATGATGCTATTGGGTAACCGCTGTGACCGCGCGTCTCACAGTGGATTCGGGTTGCTGTTGAATCCATCTCAACAGTTCCTCACGTGTCATTTTTTCAAACGGTTTGCGATTGCGATCCATTTGATACTGTATAATTTGATTCACATCACGAATGTATTCAGACCACAGCATTTCTTTGCCTTTGTACCTGCCCTCCAAACACTGCAATGTGTATTCGGTCACGCGTGGTGTGATGGGAATGTTTTTTACGCCCCACTCCAAATAAGCACTCATGATCCCATCGTTGTAGCAGGGTGAATCTGCCGGATCCATGGCAAGTTTGGGGTCCTGATGCAACCGGTCACTATTTTGATAGATCCATTGACTCATTGAGGTTACCCAATTCCAATCTTCATACTCCACCATGGGTTGGTCTAAATGACTGGGTCGGTGTGCTTGACGTATGCATTTGCGATACAGTTGGACCATTTGAATCCAACTATCACACAATCTTTCATGATGTTTGCGTATGTGTGGTTGTGTGGTATCCCACAGTGTTTTTAACTTGTGGTTTCGTATGTATTGATTAATAAACATTATCAACTCCTTTTAGTTGTTGTGTTTCATCATCACCCAATTGTGTGACAGAACATACAATCATTATAGCACGGTTATGGTGTGATGTCAATCTTATGTTTGCCAAAATATCTGTGGGGCCGGTGGGGCATCGGTTGACATCATAGGTGAATGGTGTTATACTATAGGTGGTGGGGGCGTCCTACTGCGCAAAATTGTGCACCGGCCTGTGTAGCTTTATAACTCTTCGTATCAAAACCGGGTTCCAAAATATCCATCAGCTCGAAACCCAAACACCCATTGCCAAAAATATCCGCCGCTTTCAAACCACTCTACCAAAATATAACCGTCGCAGTGAAACCGTGCTTACCACAGTGGTTAAAACATTCGCACGGTGAGGGGTCAAAAAAATGCGCAGAGCAACACCTTCGGTGTGTGTAGAAATAGGTTGATTTGTGCCACGAAATGTGCTATTTTTATCTATAGCGTATAAATACTAACAACAAAAAGGAGACTCAAATGGCAAACACCATCATTAAAAACACACCCATACGTCAGATCAAGTACAGCAAGACCACCATAGGCCGAGACCCCAACAACTGTTTGTGCGACATAGCACCACAGGATCAAGCATACTACTTTGATCAGTTGGTCAGTTGGATGGCAGCACTGAGCGAATGGGGGCAAACCAAAGACAGCTACATTTGGGAACAGATGATACGACGCAGACCCCGTCAGTTGAGTGTGGGACGTGCAGGACCCAATTCAGTGGTGACCATAGTGGGTGGACTGCTGACCAACTATATCAACAATCATAAAAAATACGGCATCTGTCGTGTGAGTGAACGTCAAATAGAAGATTATGAATTTGTCAGTCAGATCATGCATTCAGTGTTGGGAGATCAATCACTGCCCACACAATGGATACAGTGTTTGTTTGATCAGGATGGCACACAGTTCTAGCATGACTGATAGATTTAGATACGCCCGCACACCCATCAGCACCAGACGCAGCATACATCTGAGGCGTTTCAAAGATCCCGTTCTGCACGACCTTTACTATGGTTTTCTCAAACACCGATGCCAAGCACGATTCAGAAAAGAATCATATCAATTGACTTGGGCACAGTGGCAGCAAATATGGACTCCAACACTGTGGGCCAAAAGAGGGCGTGGTCCTCGCAGTCTCAGACTGGTGCAGCTGAACCCACTCAAGGGTTGGAGTTTTAAAAATTGTGCAGTGGTGGAACACGCCACTCACATGAGCGAAATCACTCTCGCAAGATTGCACACCAACCCAACCCACACAAACACATAGCATGACCTATCAACTACATCAACAGGATTGCCTAGCGTGGATGCAATCACAACCAGGAGATAGTTTGGACATGATCCTGTTCTCACCGCCCTACAACAAGAAGGGCCTGAGAGGTGGAGTCAAGACCTGCGAGAACATCTGGCGCGGCAGCAACATCAATTATGAGACCTATGCGGACAACATGCCAGAAGCGGACTATCAGGCCTGGCAGATAGAGATTGTGAATCAATGCTATCGCATGATCCGTCCCACAGGATCCATATTCTACCAGCACAAGATACGCAACTGGGCACGCAAGGGCAGTCATCCCTGGGAGTGGTTGATCAAGACACAGGCCCAGTTCTACCAAGAGATAGTATGGCATCGCAAATCAACCATGGCCATGGATCCGCGTTATCTATTCAACACCACGGAACGCATCTATTGGTTGTGCAAACAAAAACCTAATGTTTATAAAGAGCAGGTCACGGAGCAATATCGCACGGACGTCTGGGTGATCCCCCCAGAGCGACAACAGGGACATCCAGCACCATTCCCTGAACAACTGGCAGAGAACTGCATCCTATTGACCACTCAAGCAGGAGATAGTGTGTATGATCCCTTCGCAGGTTCAGGAACCACACTGGTGGTGGCACAGCGTTTGGGCAGGCACAGCACAGGCACAGAAATAGATCCTGTGTATTGTGACTTGGCACAGAATAGATTAGCACAACCCGTAAACAGGTTGTTTGAGAGAAATCAACACAAAGGAATAGCATGACACATCAACTACACATAGGCAACAACGCAGAAGTTTTAAAACAATACCCAGACTCACATTTTGATGTGATCATCACAGACCCACCCTATGGCATAGAATTTTTGGGCAAAGACTGGGACAATCACACAGGCACTCTAGAGACTTGGCAGCAGTGTTTGAGAGTGCTCAAACCAGGCGGACATCTGTTGGCATTCAGTGCTGCACGCACCTATCATCATCTCGCCACCAACATTGAATCAGTGGGGTTTGAGATCCGTGATCAACTGATGTGGATCTACTCATCAGGATTTCCCAAAGCACAGGACATAGGCAAAGCACTGGACAAAAGAGCAGGCAAAATGGATCCAAAATTCAAAGGCACGGATAGTTTTAATCTCACATTTGGAGAAACACCAGGACAAAGATTATGTTCTGTTTGTAAAAAAGATCAAACAGCAGTGTATAAGTGTAAAAGAGATGATTGCGGACAAAAATATTCAGCACAAACTTCCCAAGGCCAACAATGGCACGGTTGGAAGACCGCACTCAAACCAGGACACGAACCCATAGTGATGGCACGCAAACCCATGAAAGGCAGCACCATAGATAATGTGCTTCAGCACGGTGTGGGAGCATTGAACATAGATATGAGCAGAATACCTTATGAAGATCAAGCAGATCTCAACACCTACATCAACAACATCGCTGGTCCTTTGGAGAGGAGCACGGCCACAGCAGGTGAGGGTATTGGTATGCACGAAGGCCGCACAGGATTCAAAGTGCAACGAGGTCGTGTCAAAAGACCCACAGGTGGTGCTGACGGTTTGAGCAGATTAGAATTTGGAGAAAGAGAACCTGCAAAGTATAAAGATCAAAAAAAGGACAATTTAGAAGGTATGCGACGCTATACTGGCAGTGACAAAAACACATTCTCACGCATTAATCCAGAAGACAGGGATCACAAAGATGGCAAGCGAGTGATTAGAGCAGGCCGCCATCCAGGAGCAAGATTGGGTGATTTAGAATCACAGACCACTCCCGCAGATCACAATCACGAGGAAACACCTGTGTATGAGGCCAATCCCCAAGGCCGCTATCCCAGCAACGTGTTGGGTGATATACCAGACTATCAAAAGTATTTCTACTGCCCCAAGGTGTCACGCAAGGAGCGACACGCAGGGTTTGAACAAGTGGGAATTTTAACTCACGCAGAAATGCTGTCACGCATGGGTGGATACTTTATAGACGAGGCAGGCAATCGCACAGATCAACAAAGCAAAAATATATGGTGTCCCACCACTGGCAATGTGTATGCTCACGGATTAAGCAAAATTTATGAAGCTTGGTGCAAATCGCAGGACATTGAAATTGTGCCCAAACGATTAACACCTATGCCTGGTGCAAATGGTTTGAAAGACATTTATGATTGTTATGACAAAGAAAACCAAACTGATGCTCATGCACAAAGCAAAAAATTTAATCCTTTAACTGATTCTGCTCCCAAAGGATCACGCAGATGCAGCACTGACTCACACGAAAGATGGCATCAAGGCATGGAACACAAAAAAGGTGACAAAGCAGATCCATTGGCACACATACCCACCAACCCCAGTGGAATGTATGATGTGGATGGCACGGGTGTAATGTATAATCCCAACAAAAAATCTGCAGTGGGCAACAATCATCCCACAGTGAAACCAGTGGCACTGATGCGTTATCTAATTCAATTGGTCACACCTGCAAATAGCACAGTGCTGGATCCGTTCATGGGCAGTGGTTCAACAGGAATGGCCGCTGTGGAGTTGGGTCATCGTTTTGTGGGCATAGATTTGGACGCAAACTATGTGAGCATTGCTGATCGAAGAATTCTGGGTTGGTGTGCGAAAAATCCAATTGAAACTAAAATCAAAACTGAATCACCTATGGTTGCTGTGACCAAACCTCACAGCACATTTGATAGATTGTTTGAATAATGTTGCAAGCAGATCAAAATTGGGCACGCAAGGAACTGCACGGACTGCACTGGGGCATCTCCACCATTGATGATGATCGCTATGCCATACAATTGAAACACATGGGTGGTTCATGTGAACGATTGCCCAATCAAAATTTGGATCTTGTGAACAACAGACCCATCATAGTGTTTGGCAATGTGTGGTGTCACAAGGATCCACAGGAAGCACAGAGATTTCATCATCCCCGTGAATACAATAAGAGAAACATACGCTGGTTCTATTGGGACAACCCGGTGCCACATCTGTTGTACAAAGGCCCATGGAATCCACGTGGATACAAAAATTTTATCAGACTGGTGGAGGGTGACACCATGAGAACACCTCGCACTGTGACCAGAGCAACACAATCAGTGGAGAGAATCAATCGTCAATTGAGTGAACTCACACAGGGACAGATCACTCATTGGAGTGACATCATGGGACCACGCAGACCAGTGCTGCCCCGCAGCAAAACTGTGCTGCTGTGTCCGTCAGGTGGTGTGGTGTTTGAAAAGTATTACAATCTCAACAAGACCAACTGGATTCACGAAGTCACACAGCGCTGCAAACAGATGGGACTGCAAGTGGAACTGAGAGACAAACCTGGCAGATCAGCTCGTGAGATTGGCGACAACAGACTGTATCAAAGATTGACACAACAGGATTATCTCTGCACCATCAGCAATCACTCCATGGTGCCCATTGAAAGTTTATGGGCAGGTGTGCCAGCAGTGGCCGTGGGTGCTCACGCAGCACAGGGTGGTGGTCACGCAGAATCAGGTGCGCTTACTGCGCCCATGACACAGACTTTGGAAGAATTTTATATGAGCGATGGCGCAGTTAAATGTCCAGATCAATCACAGGTGTACTATTGGTGTGAACAACTGTTGCTGGACTGCTATCACAAACAAGACATCTACTCAGGTGAATGGTATCGCACATGAGCACACGCAAACGCAACGGCATTCCACTCAAATGGGATCTGCCCACACCCTGGAACACCTACTATGCTCGTGCCAGATGTCAGGCCCTGTTCAGAAATGCTTTTTGGGCATTCACACCAGACACTTGGTATCAGCTGTGGGTGAATTCAGGAGTGATGCGTCACAAAGGTCGCAAGACTCATCAGTATCGCATGGTGAGAATGGATCCTATTGAAGCATATGGACCACACAACTGTATCATTGTGAGCAATCGTATGCACTACAGAAAATTGATGTATGAAAACACCAGAAGAGTTCCAAAAACAAATTTTCAACCACATCATGCAGTTAATTACAAAGGAGAAAACAAATGAGAATCAGCAGCAACAGTCTATACACGCATCTAAGAAAACAATATCGATTGTATTGGCATCGTTGGTATCAGATGCAACGCAGATGCACAGACCGATTGCAACCAGCATACAGAAATGTGCGTGTGTGTGAAGACTGGAAGGGTGAACAAGGTTTTGTAAATTTTTATGATCACATGGGATTGCCACCCACACCCGAACATCAGTTGGATCGTGTGAATCCATTTGGTCACTATGAACCAGGCAATGTGATATGGGCCACCAAGACTGAAAACATGAACAACATGCGAGTGCATCACCGAGGTGATGGTCGTTTTAAAAAATTGGCCATTGAGAATGGCATCAATCCTCGAACCTATTACAAGAGAGTGCGCAAGGGGTGGAATATGAAACTGGCCGCCACCAAACCCAGCAGAAACAGGCACAAACGCAAATGAAATTAACTGAATGGGATCCATACGAATTTCTTACCAAGATCACTGTGTTGTGTGAAAACATGAACAAAAGAATTGCTCAACAAGAAAAACAAATACAAGCATTGAACACCTGTGTGGATGTGATGGCCAGACAAATATTGGCAGATCACAATTACAAACCCAAACCACCCAAACACAAATGAGTGGCACAGCACACGTGATTGGCAACGGTGCCAGCAATCATTCAGTGCATATACCTGTGCATTTCACAGTGAGCTGCAACATACCCACACACTCAGTGCCATTTGATGTGACCACCATCATAGACACTCGTGTGGTGGATGTGATGCTGGAAAGAAAAGTTCGTTTCACTCAGACCATATGGTGCACACAGGTGGTGCGTGATTATGCTCACAAAAAACAAGTGCAAGGTGATTTTGTTGCGCTGTTGGAAACACAGCATAGAAAAAGTTCAGGACATCACGCAGCAGATCAGTGTGCTCGCATGGGTTATGACCAAGTGCATCTGTGGGGCATGGACAGCATGAGTAGATTGGATCTCACCAGTCAGATGGATACAATCATACCCAGACCAGGACGTGCCAACATGATAGTGGAGTGGCGTGATCATTGGCGACGAATATTTGACACACATATCAAGACCAAATTTTATGTGCATACTGAAGGTGTAAATACGCTGCACAAAGATTATGGCGAAAACTATCAAATCATCTCTCATGAAACAGGAAATACTGCATCGCTTGCAGATCCACAAGCATGATCGCACTCATGTGGTGATTGCGAAAGATCCGCGCACCAGCATACACAATTTTGTGCATCTGCATGGTCAGTTCAATCTCCGTGCTGTGGTGGTGGCAGGATTTGATTGGAGCAAGAGCATGACACATCATCAAATAAAACAGATGAACCAGCAGTATCGCACACAAGGATGTGTGTGCGTGCCCATACTCAGCACACAGGTAGGATTCAAGGGCCCAGCATTTTACCTTATACACGCTCAAATTCAACACAACGATAAATAAGACAAACGTGATGCAAACCTTAAAAACATTTACGGTTAAATTTGATGACTGGTATACGGCCAATTATCCCAGTGCAAAAAAAAACGATCGAAAATTAAAAAAGAGTTTGGCAGATGACTATCAACGCAGTTTGGCCACAGCAGAGTTTACCAAACTGATAAATTATTTAATGTACGTAGGAGCAATCAAATGACCATCACACTGAGAACACAAAGCGCCACTGGCACTACCACCAAAGGCAGTTCACTCACACACGCAGAGCTGGATGACAATTTTATAGATATTTTACAGAACAAAATCAAACCCATAGATGTGCGTGGCGACTCAGGCACACAGCTGGTGGGACAAAGTTTAAGCAACGAAATTTTACAAGTGGTGGGCGGCACAGGCATCAGCACCGCAGTCACATCAGATTCAGCAGGTCAGGCCAAAATTATTATCACCAACACCAGTTCAGGTGCCACCATCACTGATGACACCACAACCAACGCCACCAGATATATCGTGTTTGACGATGTGACCACAGGCAATCTCACATCAGTCAACGTCAGCAGCAGCAAACTCACATTCAATCCCAGCTCAGGACAGATGCAGGTCACTGAACTCAGCACTGACAGCATCACCAGCAAAAGTGTCAATAGTCCCATAACGATTGCACCAGATGGCACAGGCGATGTGCATTTGAACACAGACTCAGTGCGTATTGGTGACAACAATACCAATGCCACACTCGCAACTCGTGGCACAGGCGATTTGATTTTAACCACCAATGAAGGTTCTGGCACCGAAGGCATCATACGCATCTATGATGGCGCAAATGGCAACATTGAACTCACACCCAACGGCACAGGTCAGGTCAAAATTGATTACAGCTTGTGGCCAGTGTCAGATGGCACATCAGGACAAGTGTTAAGCACCAATGGTTCAGGCACACTCAGTTGGGCAACAGGCGGTTCATTTGCACCTGCATCTCCAGGTGAGATAGGTGCTACCACTCCAGACATAGGCAATTTTACAGATTTAAAAGTCAAATCCGCTTCTAGCACAGTGAAAGAATTACAACTGCACGATCAGGACAACTCAAACTATGTGGGTTTTAAAGCACCAGTTACTGTGGGCACTAACCGTGTGTGGACACTGCCTTCAGCAGATGGCACCAATGGTCAGGTGTTGCAAACAGATGGCACTGGCACATTTAGTTTTGCCACACCATCAGTCTCCGTCAGCACAGGAGTCACAGGATTGGGTTCAGGAGTGGCCACATTCTTAGCTACACCCAGTTCATCCAATTTAATTTCAGCAATCACAGATGAAACAGGCACAGGTGCATTGGTGTTTGCCACATCACCCACACTGGTCACACCAGCGTTGGGCACACCTGCATCAGGCAACCTCAGCAACACCACAGTGGATGGCACCAACCCAGTGGGATTCAGAGATTTACCAGCAGTGGGCACCAAGACAGGTTCCTACACATTGGCCACAGGTGATGTGGGCAAGTATGTGCAAGTGGGATCAGGCGGCAGCATCACTATTCCCAACTCCACATTTGCAGAGGGCGATGTGGTGGTGATTGCGAATAATCACACAGCGGCCATCACCATCACCTGCACCATCACAGATGCCTACATAGCGGGCACAGACACAGACAAGGCCACTGTATCATTGGCCACCAGAGGAGTGTGCAACATTTTATTCCTTTCAGGCACACGCTGTATCATCACTGGAAACGTATCATAATGTCAGGATTTTTGTGCTCAATGGTGGGAGTGAGTTCAGCAGTTAATACTGATAATTTTACCGCACCTACTGCCGCATTTAGTAGCGATACAGACACTGTTGTACTTTATCATTTGGATAATGCTTTGACTGACAGTAGTTCCAATGCGTACACTTTAAATACCAGTGGTGGATATTCTAGTTCAGTTGTAAAATTTGGAACTTATTCAGGAAATCTTTCTGATTCAACCAGTGATTATTTTGCTCACACCACTGATAGATATTTTGCTCCATACAACGGTACTATTAGAACCAATTTAACCTGGGAATGTTGGGCATACTACACCAGTTGGAGCGGTGCAAGTTTTAATCATGCTTCTCAAAATAATCCTCACCCAACATTGATGTGTGCTGGCGATCAAGCAGGTAATAGACAAAGTTTAAAATTTGGATTCAGCGGCAGTGAAGGTCCTTATGCTGAAGGTTTGTTATGTGCTACTGCTGGAGATAACACCAATGGAAATATTGATACTTTTACAATCAAAGGCACAACATCATTCAGTTTGAACACTTGGTACCATGTTGCATTAACTTTTAATGCATCAACGGGTGCAGTAAAAGGATATGTTGACGGAGTTTTACAATTTTCAGGAACAAAAACAGATCTAGGATACACTTTGGGTACTCATTTAACACTAGGAGCAATGCAAAGCAACAATTCTGCTTGTTATGTGGATGAAGTAAGAATTTCTAGAAAATTAAGATATGGCACAGGCGCAGTTTTTACAGTACCCACTGCAGAATTTACTAGTGATGCCAACACCAAATTACTTTTGCACTTCAATGGCACCAACGGTGCTACCACCACTACTGATGATAATATTGACAGAACTGCCAAGACTGTCACCGCAGTGGGCAACGCACAAGTGGACACTGCTCAAAGCAAGTTTGGCGGTGCGTCAGCACTGTTTGATGGCACTGGTGATGGGTTAACTGTGAGTGCAGGTGGTTTCAATGTGGGTGCTGGAGATATCACAATAGAATTTTGGGTGAGACATGCAGCAATAAACGATCAACAAGTGTACTGTGATTTTAGAACTAGTTCAAATAATCATTTTATTTTTTATATGAAATCTGATAACAAATTGGAACTTTATGATGGAGGAAGCACTTATACCAGTGTGGTGACCATGGCAGCAAACACCTGGTACCATTTGGCAATATCCAGAAGTGGCAGCAGTCTTAAAGTTTACAGAGATGGCACAGAAGTGATGAGTGCTACCAACAGCAGAAATTTGTCTGACAATAGCACAATAGTTGTGGGATCCAGTATAGATCCCACAGTCAACACCACAAACAGCATGAATGGTCACATGGATGAAATAAGAATCAGCAACACAGCAAGATACACCACTGGATTTACTCCATCAGCATCTGCTTTCACCAATGATGCAGATACTCTATTGCTGTTGCATTGCAATGGCACAGATGCTTCAACCACATTCACAGATGACAATACCACTAGGACTGCTAAAGCTGTCACTTTGACCACCAGCAGTCTCAACACCACAACGAAAAAATTTGGCACAGCATCATTGAGTGTGGATGGCACAGGTGGCGACAGAGCAACCATTCCGGACACTGGAGATGTGGATCTACAGGCAGCACCTAGAACATTTGAATGCTGGGTGTATATCAACTCATTCACCAACGCATCCAGAAATTCACCTGATCATTTACCAAAATTGATGGGACACATGGATCAAGGAGGAAACATTTATTGGACATTTGGACCCAACACTGAGCAAGGCATAAGTTTTTATTACTGGTCTGGTGGCAACAACTGGGTTCATTCTACCAAAAAAGATTTAGTCACAGGTCAGTGGTATCACATGGCATTGATTATCACTGCCACAGGTGCCAAAGGGTATGTGGATGGTGTGGAGTATGTTTCATCTGCTTTGAGCAATACTCCCACAGCAGGCAATACAATATTTTCAATAGGGTCTGAATTCGGTCAATCCATGAATGCCTACATTGATGAAGTGCGTATAAGTCACGTGAACAGATACACTTAATATAACCATAAATATCAAAGGAGAACACAATGACCACATGGCCCTCAGCAACCAAAGCAAGCACCACCAATGTGGATGCAGGCACAGATCAGATCAGTCTGGCCCGAGCAGACATCAAACAGAACATAGACAATGTGAATGATGTGATCGATTATTTGGATATAGGTGCTGCCACTGATCAACAAGTGCTGCATTTTGTGGCAGGCGACAGTGCCACAGTAAGCAAAATTGCACCCACCAGCACCATCACAGGCATAGGATTAAAAAATTACAAAGAAACCATATACACTGGTGGCAGCACCACAGGCACCATCACGCCTGACTGTGCAAATGGCAACACACAAAAAATCACACTCACTGGTAACATCACATTCAACGCATTTGCCAATCCAGTGTCAGGACAGAGCATGGTGCTGATAGTGATTCAACCCAGTTCTGGCACAGCAAGAACACTCACCAGCACAATGAAATTTGCCAATGGATTCAAAACACTCAGCACTGCCAACAGTGCTATAGATATTATAGGTGTGTTCTACGATGGCACCAACTACTACGCCAATCTCAGCACGGCGTTCGCATAATGGCCTTGGGCACTCAAAGAATGTTTGGCACTGGTGGTTCTGCTTCAGGCAGCACAGCAAGAATGACAACCGATCTCACTTACGGTTTTACACAAAATGTTACAAGTACGTTTGAACCCACAGGTTCAATGAATCTTGTGAGCAATGGCACAGGTGTGGTGAGTAAAAAAATAGGTTGGGGGCGTAATCTAGGCACAGGCAATGAGGCCAAAGGTTTTATGTATGTGGCCTTGCCTGCAGGCACCTACAGTGTGATCATGAAGAAAAAATCAAACACTTATTTGTTAACGGGCAATGCTAACGAAACTTGGGATTTTAGAATCGGTGCAGGTCATGGCAGCACTGCAGCAGATAATTTTACATTCACTTCTGCCACCACCAATTTTGCACGTGCAATAGACAGTGCAGGCATTGGATATGTGGAAGACATCACAGTGCATGGCATTGTGGTAGGCACGGCCACAGGCAGCGGCACTGACGACTATGAAATTACACCTTTGCTAGGCAGCACCAGCAGTGGCACATGGTCTGGTTTGGGAGGAACATCACCCAGTGGCATCGGGTATTATGTGGTGCGCACAGGTGCTCCTAATAATATAAGTGTAAATTTAGATGCCAATGTGACCATAATAAAAACAGCATAATCATAATGAAACCCACAACAACCATAAATAAGCATGTTCGAACACAACAACACAACCTTATAAGGAGAAATTAACATGAGTGCAGCTTCCAACGCATTAGAGGTACGCTTGTTGAACCATACATTAAGATATGGCACAGCACCTTACACAGCACCCAGCACCATCTATGTGGCATTGTTCACAGCAGATTCAGCAGGGGATATACTATCAGATCTAGAATCAGGCATTTTTACCAATGAAGTCAGCACAGGTGGTTACAGCAGACAAACAGTAACATTTGCAGCAGCTTCAGCAGGTTCCATCAGCAGCAACAGCACAGTGACTTTCACAGCATCTGGTGGTGCATACGGCACCATAGTGGCCGTGGCATTGATGAGTGCTTCCACTGCGGGCGAATGTCTTTTTTATGGATCTATCACCAGCAAAACTATTGCTGATGGAGATTCTCTGCAATTTGCCAGTGGTGCAATCACAGTTTCTCTAGCATAATATCCACATAGGAGAAAGCATCTGGCAGACATCCTTTACGTCATAGACGGTTACGTCGAACTGGGGTATGTCAAGGCCACCAGAGATGCCTCTCTCAACCTACAGAGCAACCCAGCTGGCGATTGGGCCGGCATGGGCACGTGGGAAGAACCTTTACAAGAAATTTGGCAACCTTTCATTGCAGATGGTGTGAAGGCCTTTGTCAGCACAGCTAATTTTAACACCACCAGCACATTCACCAGCACGCAAAAAGTTCTAACAAGATTAGACATCAATTCGGCCATGACATTTGTGCTGGATACCAGCAGGATTCGCAACAGTCAGGCCAGCTTTGCCAGCAGCAGCACATTCACTGCCAACGTCACACAGAAATTTGCCAGCACAGCTAATTTCAACAGCGTGAGCACATTCACAGCTGATAGCATTGTGGTGAATTTAATCACTGTGGGCATGAACGGCGTGAGCACATTTGTGAGCACACCCATAGTTGCTAAGAATGCCAATTTGAATGTGACATCCACAGCACAAAGCACATTTACTCCCACTGTGCGTGTGCCATTGCCATTCCAAGCTCAATGTACTTTTTCATCTGCTCCTGTGAAAGGTGAATTGGGCACTGCTAATTTTGTCAGTGCGGCCACCATAAACATTCAACCCAACCACATCAAAAGAGTCACACTCACACCCAATGCTATGAGCACATTGTTGGGCACACCAGGGGTGCAATTTCAGAGCACATTGCAGATGCAGGGTTTTGCTGCCACATTGTTTGCAGGTGAATTGTACAAAATTGATCCAGAACGCATTTTAACCATATTGAGTGAGATCAGATCATTACAAATCACCCAAGAAACACGATTATTCAATTTGAATACAGAAACTCGTATAAATATCATTGCACAAGAAACGAGAGCACAACAAATCTTAAACGAAACACGTAATCTGGTGGTTCAACACAATCTTTTGATAGATGTTGCTGGCACACCAAGAGACAGGAGAGAAGGTTAAATGGCCACACTAACAGGATTCAAATCAGACAACACAGGCACATACATCGAAAAGGATCCCTACTCAATCTTGGACTACACTGTGGATTGGACCAATTGGATGCCAGCTGGTGATACCATTGCTACTGTTTCAGTGGTGGTTCAAACCATCTCAGGAGATGCCACACCATTAACATTGGCCTCTACCACCAACACCTCTTATCTTGTGACTGCCAATCTATCAGGTGGCACAGTGGGAAAAATTTACAACGTAAAATATAGAATTATCACTGCCAACAGCAAACGTGATGCTCGCAGCATTCGTATCAAGGTAATAGAAAGACAAGGATAATGAGCGAAGAAACACCCATACAACCTAAAAAAGGTAAAGTGGACAAAGAGTTGGTTTACAAATTGGCCTGCATTCAATGCACTCCAGAAGAAATTGCTGAAGTGGTGGGAATGAAAACATCTGCTCTCAAAAGAAAATTCAAATACATCTTGGCCAAAGGCAAAGAAGCTGGCAAGAAATCACTGCGTAGGGCCATGTGGGAAAAGGCCATCAATGGTGACACTCGTGTGCAAATCTTTTTGAGCAAACAATATTTGGGCATGAAAGAACTGCCAGAAGACACAGCAAACAAAGCACCGTTGCCGTGGAGTGATGAAAAGATATAACCTATGCCATTAAGCAAACCTCAAGAACTTGTTGCTGAAAATAACGCTCGTTTTAGAGTGTGTGTTAGCGGCAGAAGGTTTGGAAAAAGTTATCTTAGTATTAGAGAATTGTGCAGAGCAGCAGCACTGCCAGATCAGGAATGCCTTTTCCTTGCCCCAAGTTACAGAATGGCCAAACATTTGATTTGGGACCAGATCAAAGACAAGTTAAAAAGTTTAAGATGGGTGGATCAAACCAATGAAGCTGAATTAATTATAAGATTAAAATCAGGATCTAAAATCTATTTAAAAGGTGCTGAAAACAAAGATTCATTAAGAGGTGGAGGTTACAACTTTGTGGCCTTGGACGAATTTCAAGACATGGATCCCACTGTGTGGACAGAAGTGCTGAGACCCACACTGTCAGACAGACAGGGCAGAGCACTGTTCACAGGCACACCCAGAGGTGTTGGTTCATTCAGTTATGAAATGTACACCATGGCACAGAGCACCAAAGATTGGGCCAGTTTTAAATTTACCACAGCAGAAGGTGGCATAGTCAGCTTGGATGAGATTGAACAAGCACGCAGAGATTTGGATCTAAAAACATTTGAACAAGAATACAATGCCACATTCAACACATATTCAGGCATGGTGTATTACAATTTCAGCAGAGATGAAACTATTAAAAAAATTAATGTGAGTCACATACCAGAAATACATTGTGGCATAGATTTCAACGTGGATCCATTGAGTGTGGCCATTGCTGTGATTCAAAATCACAATATTTTATTCATAGATGAATTGGTGATGAAAGGCAGCAACACAGACGATGTGTGCGATGAATTGAAAAGACGCTATCCCACTGCAAGAATCGTCATGTATCCAGATCCTGCTGGCAAGGCCAAACACACAGCATCAGGTGGCAGATCAGATCACAGTATACTGAGAAATGCAGGATTTCAAGTGAATGTGCGTCATGTTCACACTCCAGTGCGAGACAGAGTAAATTCTGTAAATAGTAAATTAAAGAACGCCAAAGGAATTCGCAGCATGTTCATAGATCCCAAGTGTCGTCAAATCATCAAAAGTTTAGAAAGACTCACATACAAAGAAGGCACATCAGTGATTCACAAGGATGGTGAGCACGATCACATGGCAGACGCCGTGGGTTACCTTACAGATTTCATATATCCAATCAAACCAGAAGTCACCACAGAACAACCCACACGCTGGGCATTTGGTGGCACCACATCAACAGGGAGATCACAATAATGGCCATTATCAGAGACAGAATAATCAAAGGCAACAACGAGAACCTCAGTGTGGATTACATTTTATCATCACACCCTGCGTTCAAAAGATATCTCAACAGATGGATATTTCTCAGTGATTCTTATGTGGGCGGGTATGAATATTTTTTAGGCAAATATCTAGAACCTTACAATTATGAGAGCAGATCAGATTACGAAAAAAGATTGAGACAGATCGGTTTGGACAATCACGTGAAGAGCGTGGTATCCATCTACAACAGTTTCCTATTGAGAAAAGAAGTCAAGAGAGAATTTGGCAGCATTGCCACAGATCCTCAACTGCCTTATTTTTTAGAAGACACAGATTTGGATGGTAGAAACTTCACAGCATTTATGAGAGATGTCAGTGCTCATGCCATGGTGTATGGCAATGTTTGGGTGATTGTGGACAAACCCACCACAGAGGCCTACACAAGAGCAGATGAATTGCAGCAAGGCATACGACCATATCTCAGCTTGTTCACTCCAGAAAATGTATTGGATTGGAAATACGAACGTCAACCCAACGGTTACTATCAATTGACCTATCTCAAAGTGAAAGAAGAAGTGGTTGATCGCACTCAGTATGTGCGAGAATACACTCCCACAGAAATCAGTGTGTACAAAATCACCGGCGATGATCGCAAAGGCAAGTATGAATACACCATACAGAATCAATTGGGACAAATACCTGCAGTGTGTGTGTACAATCAACGCAGCAACATCAGAGGCATTGGTGTGAGTGCTGTGGCAGATATTGCAGACGTGCAAAAAGAAATATTTGAATTTTCATCAGAGATTGAACAAATTATTAGATTGACCAATCACCCATCGCTGGTCAAAACAGCAGATGTGGAAGCAGCAGCAGGTGCTGGTGCCATTATTCAGATGCCACAGAACATGGATCCCAATCTAAAACCTTATTTGCTACAACCCAACGGCAGCAGCATTGAGAGCGTGCTGAATGCCATACAGAAAAAAGTGGACAGCATTGATAGAATGGCATCACTGGGCGGCATCAGAAGCATAGAATCACGCAGAATGAGCGGCATTGGATTGCAGACTGAATTTCAACTGTTGAATGCCAAACTTTCTGACCTTGCAATGAATTTAGAATTTGCTGAAGAACAAATTTGGAGATTATGGTCACGCTATCAAGGACAAGTGTGGAATGGTATGATTGAATACAGCAGAACATTTTCTGTGCAGGACAAGGCCAATGACATTGCCATGCTGAAGATGGCCAAAGATTCCAACATTGAAAATCCTGCAATCAAAGCAGAAATTGACAAGATGATCTACGAAATTATCAAAGGCGAACCCTATAAAGAATCTTTGGAGATTGAAGACGAAGAAGAATCTGTGACAGCAATTGCAGAACCTGCAGCAACAGTAGTGGAGTTGGATGATGACGCGCAAGATTAATTCACTATCCACGCATGAAAAGATCTGTGCTGAAAGAATGAAGACACTGATTAAAACCATTGATGAAATGAAAACACAACTCAAAGACATGAGTGTGGAAATCAAAGATTTGCGTGTGGACATGAGCAAAGGCAAAGGCGCCATCATGCTGTTGATTATATTGGGCGGAGTTATTGGCACACTGATCAGCATTTTCAAATTTTGGCGTTAGATGGTTAAAAAAATATATCAAAATCCTCGAGGTGGATTGAACCAGCGAGGCAGAAATTATTTCAAAAG